TTATCCATTATTTTATCAAAGTAATCCTCTAATAGAAAATGAGGGGCATCTGTAAATTTAGCCATTACGTCTCCTGAACTATACTAACCACAGAACTTGCTAATATTGGAAATTGTTCATATCCTAATCTAATAGGCCTCAATATATTCTCCACATCCGCAGCATATGAGGATGTTGTAAATTGAGGATAATTACCATCCGTATTTGTCTCATATATTGATTCACTACAATCAATATCTCTGATCATTAAATTCCTTATACCTTTTATGTAATCAAAATCATCAGTATCGGAAATCACCGTTGTGTCCAATAAATATTCCTGTATATCCATAAAGTTTATAAGGTCATAAAAATTCCTATTGGATTGCCTGAAATACCAAATCAATTTATTTCTTATATCAGTACTCACATCAGCAAAGGTGTATAATCTATATAACCTAACACCCATAGTCATACTGAAGTAAACTAATTCTGGTACATCCCAAGTTTCATAAGCATTTAACATTTTCCTCGGTTCCAAATATTCTTCCAATTCTGAAGTCCATACCGATGCATAAGAGGTAGGTACATATATACTTGCACTTGCAGATACAACATTACCAGTTGGTACCCATGTATTAGCAGATGCATTCAAAGTACCTGTTTCCCATTCATCAGGACTACCATCAGGTAAAACAGATATATGCACTTTATTATATTCTAATATACTTCCTGAAGGAGCGATTTCTTGCTCTCCCCATATACGGGCCGCACCAACATCTGACCTGGATTCTAAATATGTTTTATAATCATTAGCTGCTACATTACGGTATTGTGCGTTATGTATTCCTTTTGCTGCATCTCTTAGATCATCTATATCTTCAGCATTTGCTCCACCTATAGAAGCAACTGAAGTGATAAAGGTCATAGTACTATTTGCTAACCATCCATCAGCATCAGGACCACGTGATGTGTCTGTTGTGTTCTTTATAAAATTTGAATCTGGTGTCCATTCATTTGTACTATTGATAAGAACCGCAGCAACATTACCATCAACACCTAAACTTTTTAATAAGGTTATTTCAATTTCGTCATTTACACCCGGAACACTCCTTGAAGAGCTGAATACTATCTTTGACCTCTTATACTTATCAAACCTCATCATATAAACATTATTAGTAGCAGCTTCATCAATTGCTAATGATAGGGCTGACAATTCATCATAAAAGTCCGATATTCTATCCCAGGTAGTACCATTAACAGTAAGCTCTATCGTATCTATAGAGTCGTCGATATCATCATCAAAAGCATAATTATAGGTAGGTAGTATTATTTCATTATCAATAATATCCTCTCCTGTATAACTTAAAGGACCTATAACATCACCTTGAACTATAGATACTTCTACCTCTACCTCTTCCTCAGCGGAACTAGCTGTAAATGTTTGTGATTTGGTTGTGGCAAAGTTTATAGCATCACCAGCATCAGTTTGTTTATCGGATGCTATTTTATGCCAAGCAGGGATATATAATATATCACCATCTACATAGCCACCTGATACAGTAACATCCATTGTTGTTTTAGATGATATGTATCCTTTAGGTTCATATCCTTCCTGACGGGCTAATCTATTAACATTCTCATATATATCAGCGGTCTCTATGTATGTATTCTTAGCAATTCTGTTTAGATAATAAGTGTTTAATTCACCTATGTAGGACACCAATTCAATTAATATTGCTATATTGGAACCTTCATAGTTATAATCCCTAAAAGTTGCATTAGTTTGTAATTCACTCTTTATAGATGCTATCAGAGTGTTATAGTCTATGTCCAAATAATCTGGTGTTAGTACATTAGCCATTATTTACCCCTCATTATATAGCTCTCAGAACAAACCTTAATGTTATTGATCCTACTTGTTCCGGAAAGTCTTTGATCTTAAATTTTAATAAGCACTTATACATATTTTGGTCATGTATGGGATTGATATACATTTTTTCTATTTCTACTCTATCTTCCCATCTTAGGATAGAATCCACCAATCTATTTCTTATAAGGTTGGATGTGCTTTCATCTATAGGTTCAAAAAGTAACTTCTGTGATGTGGAAGCAAATTCAGGTAACATCCGTCTAGCGCCTTGCATAGTACTTATGATGTTATTAAGGGAATTGATAATAGCATCTGCTTCAGTTTTCCTTAAAATATCACCATCCGCTTGTATGGAAAGTTCAATGTCTATGTCTGAATATACTGCTGTTGCTATTGCCATTAATTATACCGCCCAAGTATTTGTTGTAACACTATCAGGTGGTCCTGTACAATCATTACCTTTTTGTACCCCACAATGTACGTGATCCTCAGTTGCTAATGCTTTAGTATCAACACCACCTATAGAAGCACCTCCGAGATATGTAGCACTACTTATATAAACTGTAGGTGCTGTTATAGTTATTGTAATCGCATCAGTTAAGGACATACCAAGTAGAGAACTCATACTCCAAGATTTAGTAATACTTTCAGTTCTATTACCTAAAACTATATGCGTATCATCTCCTTGTATACATATAGTTCTATTTCCAATTGTAATCTCATGCCTATTATCAACACCTTTATCAATTATTCTTCCATCATTATTTATCTCCATATATGTATTGGATGGATGATATACTAACATTCTCTCATTATCAGGTGTTGAATCTAATTCTATTACATGACCACCTGGTGTTTCTAACACCATATCATGAGGATACACAGGAGCATACGATAAATTCGGTTCACAAGCATCTGATAAACCATCTACTATTTTTTGAAGGGCTATATTCTCTATAGCAGTATTTGATTCATCACCTCTTGCTAACCTATTCATATCAGGCTCTTTTTTATCAGCCTTACCTTCACAGAGGTCCGTATTAGGATACCCTTCATCTGGATCTTGGAAGCCATCACCATTTTCTAAACCTGTATTAATGTATCCATCACCATCACTATTGACTTGATTAATTCCAGGTACAGTAGCAAAATACCTTGGCTGCATATGATCACCATTTTCAAAGAATACAAATACATGAGAACCTTGTACTGGTACACCCCATAAACCAACACCTGTTATGCTTCCACCTAAAATTGAATTTGCTGGCTCTGCCCAAGGTAATTCATTTGTTGGTATACCTTCTACTACAGTTTTAGATTTCTTCTTTGTATGAATACCCCACACCCTGATTCTACATCTTCCTGTTCCTCTATACGTTATTTCGTCAGATGTAAATTCCTCTCTATCATCATTATCTTCTATCACGCCACGGTAGATGCCATATAGTTTTTCATCAATTCTTTTTATGTCATTAGGATCATTCTTTATCATTTTAGTAAACTATGCTCCGTACCAGTATTTTTAACTGTGGCATCTATTAAAGATATGTTTTTGGATTTATAATAAGCGTTCTTTAATAATACCATCCGTTGTATGTATCCACTCCTTGTACCAAAATTATGTGTTATGGATTTTATCAGATATGGTCCTTTAACATTCTCATTACCTGTTGGGTTTGTTTTTTCACTACTTGGCCAGTTTACCTCAATCATCTTTCCAGCAAATCTTTTCTCCCAACCTTGTACTATTACACTCAGAGTTTGTTGTATATTATACCTTCTAAGCCAGTCATGATACATCATATTTTCAATAGTTGGTATATCAGATTCCGAAGTCATATTTATATTTGAATCTTTCTCACTGATATCAATAAATAAAGATTTTCTACCAAGTAAAGTAACATCATCAATCATATCATAATCCACATTTTCTTTATCATTCTTCTTAGAGTATTTATAAGTTTTATCAATAAAAGTTTTACCATCAAAATTATATCCCAACATATGACCACCCTGTAGTTTCTTTGTATATGAGTAATCTATGCCACCATATCTCCAATCCAAAATCTTATTAACATATGTTGGATCATCTCCACCTTCTTCACCACCACTAAACACATATACTAAAGGGTCCTTCCATTTAGATTTTATATTGGTAGGTTCACTGAACAAACTATTGATACTCTTCCATGCAGCAGTAAAGTTATTGTCCTTATTGGCACCGAAATTTGTATCCCAATATGTGTTGTTATAGTAAAGATAACCACCCAAATCGTTACCTATCAGATTACTACCTTTTGGTTTCACTCTCTTATTTATCCACATCATAGTTTCCATAGGTGTCCAGTAAGGCATAACCAAATCTAAATTAGTATCAGTATCATCAAACCTCTTTAGGAGTATTTTATTGAGGTCACCTTCACTCTCACCCATATTCTTTAATATATGTTTGGTTAGGGTTAGAGCATTTTCATCTGACCAGGACTTACTAAATTTCCTCTTTGTAAGGTTTTTATATGTAGTATCAACAAAATACATAACTAACTGTGTACCGTCAGTAGGTAGTGTAGGTGAGGACATTGTAACCTTACCGATCTTAATGATGTCAAATATTATTCTTCTATCCTTTTCAGCTCCATAGGCGAGCATTAATCTTTCATTACCTGTAAGTGGCCCATATTCAAGTATACCAAACCTATCTTCAAATATTATTTTTCCAACCATACAAAAGGAAAAGATATCTTCAATGAAATAAAATTCTTGTATATCACCAGCATTTAAAACTGTTAAACCATAATTAAGACCTAACGCAACTGTAAACCCTATAGTTTCCTTACCTGCCATTAAATTTCCTCAATAGCATCAAGGTCTCTCATCAAAGTATAGAGATATGAGGCATATAATATTTTTATATTATCACCGGGAGATAAGGCTTCAAAGGGATTCAGTATATCATTAAATGCGGCTATCACCCACCAGAAATTAGGAGTGCCATAATACTTAGTTGATATGTTATCAAACCATTCATCATGGCCTACCTCATAACTATCAAAGTAAGCAACATCTTCGGTTATTTTTGAATTGAACGTATAGTTTTTGAATATGTTGAGGAATTTAGTAGTTCTATCATGGTCTACCAATATATCAAACATGCGAATATAACTATTATCACCTATTTCATTTCCTGTTACTTCACTAAAGGATTTGTCTTCTTGTGTTATGGTCATTGTATTCTCCTTTATTCAAAAGAATCTGAATATACAGGTGATAATTCTTTAAATGTAAGTGTTAAATCTATCATCATTGGTCTACCATTTTCGTCATATGGAGCTTTAAAAGTTGGTTGCACAGATGTTAAAGCTGCATATTCTACATTCATTAAATTTTCATCAGGTTTACTTTCAATAGTAAATACATATGGAAATTCTATACCTAATCCTTCAAAAGCATCAGTTCTTACAGGTGTGGAACTAGATTCTAACATTCTTACAGATTCTAACATTTTTTCTGCACTTCCTTTTCCTAACCCACCTCCAGGATTTACAGATGATAAATTAAATTCCATTGTCCATTCTCTTCTTTCTGTGTTTTCATATACTAAAGGTGTATCAACTTTGAATTTGGCTTTAGTTATATTTGTAAGTTTTTTATATATTTTACCTACAGTTCCATAATTTATTCCGTGTTTAACTTGACCCATAGCTTCCCATACACCTGACAATTCATTACCTAATTGTACTAATTCTTTTCCTTTACCAGCCATTCTTGATGATATTGTTTCCCAAGGTTCCCACGTATTATTAATAGTTTCCATTATTTGATTAGGAGCTAAAAATTTCCATGATAATGCTGGTGTAGGATCTACAATTATACCTCCTTTCTCACCATTAACAAATGCTGTTTGTTGTTTTAATTCATAAGATGTTATTTCAATCCAAGTACCCTTAAAACTATCTCCTATATAAGGTTCAAAATCTGGATTTACATAATCAGCCATTTTCTAATCTCCTTATTAATTTAACACACCAGCTACAGCTAAGCCTAGCAAATAATTATCCACTTCTTCTGGTATGTCTTGAATATTACTGTTCCCTCCACCACTACTACTTGCAAGTAATACATTATTTGATACTTGTCCCATTGATTTATCAGATTTTATTGATGAATCCTTTATAGCTCTCGTTATTCCTTGTTGTGCTTCTAATTTCAGTTGATCGGTATTTTTCTTCTCTGCTAATAAATCTTGAGCGGCTTTTAATTTATCAGCTTCGGCAGATTCTATCTTACCATCAACCTTTTTTACACTTTTACTACCTGTAATATCATCCCAATTAACAACCTTAACATATAAACTACCTTCCTTAGTAGCTTCCTGAGCAAGTAATGTAATAGCACTTTCAGTAACCTTTAATGATGCTTTTTCTTCTTCTATTTGAGCATTAAGTTTTTCAATTTCTGCTAAGTTTCGTTCTTGTCCTTTTCCTTCCCTTCCCCAAAATACATCTTCACCGGCTTTTGATCTTTTTACTTCATCTTGTAATTCTTGAACTCTTTGTTGTTTATCAGTTATAGATTGCTGACCTTGTTGTTGAATTCTTAATTGTTTATCAATAGGTAAAGATGGTTTTTTTAATGTTTTTGATGTATCTGGAGTAGTTTCACCCTTTTCTCCGATACCTAATTTTTTAGTAATCCATGATATACCTTTTCCAAGTTTTGAGGTTTTAAGATAATCTGATAGCATTGTAGGTAAGCTTTTAATAAAATTAATAATATTATCTATAAAATTAGGTTCACCATCACTACTACCAAATAAATCATTAATAGAAGTAGTTAACCATCTAACTCCAGGTATATTTTCACCTAACCAGTTATCAATATTAGATTTAAGTGTTTTATACCAACCAATCATTCTACTTATTATGCTTGGTTCACCATCACTACGGCCAAGTAAACTATCAATAGAGGTTTGTAACCATTTAGCCCCTGGTACATTTTCATATACCCAATTATTAATATCATTTATAAGTGTTTTATACCAACCAATCATTCTACTTATTATGCTTGGTTCACCATCACTACGGCCAAGTAAACTATCAATAGAGGTTTGTAACCATTTAGCCCCTGGTACATTTTCATATACCCAATTATTAATATCATTTATAAGTGTTTTATACCAACCAATAATATTATCTACTAAACCAGGTCCTTCTTGTAATTTTTTCATTTCTGTTGGTTTAGGACCAAGACCAAAAAAATCAAGAATAGGTACAGTTACATTATTAAATATCCAATCAGTAATTCCATTAATAACATCTATAATGACTGAAGCTGAAAAATCAAATGAAAAACCTTTTAAGAAATCTTCACCAAATACCTTCCTTGCCAACCACAATAAACCATTACCTATTAATTCTGGTATTTTTAATATAGGATCTAATAAACCTGCCGACAATCCTAATAATTTATCTCTAATACTTTTTGCAGATATGAATCCTTTAATTGCTTTATATATCATTTCAAAAGGTAATAATATTTTACCTATAACTTTACCAAAATTAAATAAGAAGGTTAGTTTTTTACTTTTTGAAATAAATTCCATAATTTTAGTAAAAGGTTTACCTAATTTTTCTACTATATACCCTTTGGGTCCAAAAATTTTTGTAAGTATTTTACCTATTTTACTTTCTTTACCAAAAAATTTATCAACAACATTTAAAAAACTTGCTTGTAATGTTGTTTTTATAGTTTTAAAGATATTTATTATACCTTTAAATGCATTCTTTATTTGTTCCCCATATCCTAAAAGAATACCTGCAAGTAATACAGCTGCACCTATTAGAATACCCCACCAACCACCCTTTTTAGGGTCTGTTTCTCTTTGATCGGCTTTTTGCTTATCTAAAAAATAACCTTTTATTCCAACTAAAAGACTTGTTTGTTTTTCATCATCTTTATCCTTTTTATCAGCAACTACAAGAGCTTTAGTCATGTCTTTTGGTAAAAATTGCCCACCTTTATATTGTTTACCTTCTATTTCTATACCACCTTTGGGTGCCCTAATCATTTCAATGACTTTTTTATTATCTATTTCAGAATCCTTTAAAACCCTCACACCTTTAAGAATATCAAATAATAAATTGTTTCTTTTTTCATCTTCTGATAGTAATATCTTATCATCCTTATCTCCTTTACCAAAAGTGGTACTTAATAATCCTATACCTGTTTTAATACCCCATAATGGTAATAATAAAGGGGATAATAATACTTTAGGTAAAAATTTCCAGGATTTATCGGCTACAGCCACACTTGATTCACTAACATTTAAGGCTTTTGATAATATTCTTCTTATTTCTACTAATCTATTTTCTACTAATTCATTACCTTTGGCAACATTTCTTAAAGATCTACTATAAAACTCTTTCATAGGTTGTACAAATTTGGTAACAAATCCCATTTGTTCTACTTGACTAATTCTCATTAATTGTATATCATCTGCTTGTCCAGATAGTGTGTTAAGAATATTAGCAACAATTTCAAGTATATCTATACCATCTTCTTCTTCAGGTTCTTCTCCCCCTCTATCATATAACATATCTAAAGCTTTAGTCATTATTCGGTTACTATCAGCTTGCATTAATTGTCCCTTATCTACTATTTCTTCCATATTAGAAAAGGTTTGTTCTTGAGTTTCAAGTATTTGGGAAACATCTCCAATCATTCCTTCCATGGTTATATCATGAGTATATATACTTCCTTTTGATAAAGCAGCAGATGTAAACTCATCCTGACTATTAGATATATCTTCTAAAAATTCTTCTGATTTATCTTTTTTTCTTTCTTGTCTTACATCCCACATTTTTTTAAGGCCACCACCCAAAGAGGCAGCCATACTCTTACTTAGGTCGTATACTTCTGTGAGTCCCGAACCTAATACTTCTCTAGAATGTCCAGAAATGGTACTCATAGCTTGTTTAGAACTATCTTTTATACCTTCCCAACCAGCTTCAGCCACTTCTTTGGTATAACTAGAGGTTTCTTCAGCCAAATCTTGTTGTACTTTAGCAGTTTCTTTGGTATAACTAGAGGTTTCTTCAGCCAAATCTTGTTGTACTTTAGCAGTTTCTTTAGCTAAATCCTGTTGTAAGCTAGCAGTATCTTTAGCTGAATCAACTATAGATGCAATATCAACATCATTAATTGATATATTACTATTATTTTTAGAAGTTCTTCCCATTTTCCCTCATCATAAAAAAAGGTCTCCAAGTGTATATTCTTTCAAATACTCTTGAGACCTTTATAGATCCATTAGATTAACATCGTATCTAAGCGAGCTCTATTTATTTTTTGCCGTATTTACTTCTTTCTTCTTTATTTCTTTTCGATTCCTCTCTTTCCTCTTTTTCTAATTCCTCTGCTAATCTTTCTATTCGTATCAAAACCTTTACAAATTCTTCCTTATAAAATTCAAGTTTCTTATTAAATAACTTCAACTGTTTCTTTAAATTAGGCTTGAGTGTTCCTTCATCATCCTTCTTCATAATTTTCTCAATACTATCAAGACTTTTTTGAGCGTTTTTCTTAGCATTTTTATCAGTTAGAACTAAATCTAACATATTCCAACCAGAACTCATAAGTCTTCCTAAACCCTCATCAATAAATTCTTCACGTTCTGAAAGATAATCTTCAATTTTATTTTCTATAGTATCCATTACTTTTTCCCTTTTTTCTTCTTTTTAAGTTTACCAAGGACTTCATCTTTGGACATCTTATTTGGACCAGGTTTGAATTTACCTTTACCTTTACTATCTCTTACTAATACTCCTAAACCTATAAGTTTAGCAACAAATTGAGATTTTTTAGACTCATTTAAGGATTCAAATTTCCTTATAAGAATATTAACTTCAAGGTCTTTGTTTAAAAATTTTTCTATTTTCATATAATCTCCCTTTAAATACTCATTTGTTGTGCTTCTTTTTTTAGATCATTCATAAGCATATTAGTATAAGCTTCCCTTTCAAAGTCAGGTAACATAGATGATTCAGTTAAACTTATACCAGCCTTTCGAGATAAATAATATTGATTCTTAACAATTTCCTGTAACGTGGTATCAATGAATGTTCTAATTAGAAAAAAAAATTCTCTATAGGTATATCTAATATTTCTTCATGGTCACATCCTTTACAAGCAATGGTATAATTAAAATCCATACCAAAATTATTATCACTAAACCAATCCCTTATCTTTTCATATGCATTTGTAGGTATATTTTCCAAAAGGTATTTTCTATCCATTATAGTGGCATCTGTAATTTCACCTTCAGGGACTATAATACTCTGAATAGAAGCCGCATGAGTGAATAAGGACATTTCAGTTATACGTTGAGTATCAGTAAGTTTCTTTATATTCTTAATGTTCTTATATGCTTCCTTTTGTCCACCTCTTGTTACATGGGCTAACTTTACTGAAAGATTTTTATCAATTTCCACTATGTCTTTTATATCTTCAGGTATACTTGTAACTTTTAATTCATTTAATTTTACATTTTGAACTGACTGGGACTTACATTCTGGGCATACATATTCAAATTGATAATTGTCACCTTTTGATTTTCTTCTTATTTCTACAAGGAGGAAAAACCTATCTTGTAAGTATAGATTATTAATATTGAATCCTTCAGATATAACTGAAGATGTAATTAGTGTTTCATCTAATGCTTTTTCAACCACGATAGGATTGGTTTCATTTTCATAAACCAATAATTGTTTTAATTGACCTGTTGTGATTGGTCTAAATTTAACAATTTCTTTACTACCTGGTAGAACAGTTTCAAACTCATATACGTTAAGGTAGTTTCTAAAATCCAATTTCTTCTCTACGATTACATTTTCTTCTGCTTCAGACATATTGTTTTATCTCCTCTTTTTTATTAACCTAATTTTTCTATCTC